GTAATTACTCGATACAGATAAAAACCTCAACCGATAAACTCGTCACGATTACCCCGCCTATTTCTGTGGTTATGGAAATTGACCGCAGTATCAAAGGATCTTCTCTGTCGAATGCGTCGGTAACGATTTATAATCTTGGACCACAGACGAGAAACATCGTGTATAAGGATAAGTATACAAATCAGGAATATTGGCAGATCATTATAAAAGCCGGGTACGGTGATAAACTTTATGAGGTTTTCCGGGGGAACATTCAAGAAACATATTCGTATAAAGAAAAAACAGAATGGGTGACGAAACTGGATTGTTTCGATGGAAACTATCAGGTACAAAATGGTTTTGTGAATACGACGGTTAGTTCTGGAATTGATATAAAAGACATGATCACCAATCAATTAGTGCCAACAATGCCGAACTTGATAGCGGGTTTTTTTGGCTCTCCTGTTGCCGATGCACAAACGCCTGTCCGGGGTCAGGTTCTTTGTGGTAATTCATTCGATGAAATGCAACGTTTAACCGGCGGTAACGCTTTTATTTCTGGGGAAACAGTTCACGTTTTGGGTGACAACGAAGTGTTACCGGGAACGGTTTTCTTTCTCGGCCCCGATAATTTCGACGTAGGAACCCTTTTTACCACACCAAAAAGACGGGATACTTATTTAGAAGTCGATTGCCTTTTCGCTCCCGAAATAGAACTTGGTCGAATTGTTCAGATTGAAAGCGCATTCCCGAAATACAACGGACAGTATAAGGTGTTTGGGGTGAAGCATTCTGTTACTGTTTCGCAAGCTTCGGCAGGGGACGCGAAAACGTCGCTATCGTTGTTTATTGGTGAAAAGGCATTGCAGGAGATTAAACAGGTATGAACGAACTAAATCCTTCACAAAAACTACCCCCTGATTTACGGGTGTTTGGTAATGATCTAAAAGCGGATGTCTTTGCAACGCTCAATTGTTGCCAGATAGGGAAGATAGAAAAAGTAACGCCCGAAGCACAGACAGTCGAAATTTCATTACAAATAAAACGCGCTGCAGTTGACGGAACGAGTACGGATTACCCGGTATTGGTTGACTGTCCCTATTTCGTTCTTCAAGGCGGTGGTGCATATATTGATATGCCTATAACGAAGGGTGACTATTGTTTAGTTCTCTTTTGTGACCGAAGCATTGATACCTGGTGGAATACGGCGAATGTCGCAGACCCCGCAACCCCTCGCAAGCACTCTTTATCTGATGGATTCGCTTTGGTTGGAATAAATCCAAAGCCACAGGCTTTGCCGATGGATGGAATGAAAACACGGATTGTTTCAAAAGAAAACATACTGTTTGAAACAAAGAAACAAATTGAATTAAAATCAGATGCTGAAACAAAAATAGCATCTTCAAAAATAGAACTGAACGGAAACACTAAGGCTTTTGTAACCCATGCGGAGCTTAACACGGCGTTAACGATCTTATGCGGTATTATTACCGCGCATGTGCATGCGTCTTTTGGCACCCCCTCCCCGTCGCTGGTAGGGCTTGCCTGTGATATATCCGCAGCAGAAACAACAACCATAAAGACGGGGGGCTGATATGAAAACACGTGCAGTAGATGCTTCGGGGGATTGGGAATTTGGTAGAGGGCTCCAGTCCTATCGAACAGAAAAAGACTCCCTATCACAAAACATATCCACACGATTGAAGTCATGGAAAAACGACTGTTTTTTTGCGATGGACGACGGCGTTGATTGGGCGAATCTGTTGGATATTGGCACGAAGGATCTCCTTGATCTTGATATTAAACGATGCCTTTTACAGACGGTTGGCGTCTTGCGAATTGACAGTTATTCGAGTACACTAGACACAAGCACGAGGGGCATTATTATCGTGGCAGAAGTGTTTACCGTTTTCGGGACGGTGACTGTTACAGCATAAAATAAAGGCAAGGTGTGTGTGGCGATAACATTAGATGTACTGAATAGCACCATGGTAACAGATAAGGACACAGGCAAGACCCTCATGGGGGTTGCGATTATATCGGGTGGCGGCTCAAAAGAGCCGATCACTGTCGCTAGTGGGAAAATAAATGTCGAGCCGGGAGAGGCTCCTTTAATGGCTATCGTTAAAGAAGGGAAAATCACTGTTGAGCCGGGGGATACTCCCATACGGGCAATTGTTGAAGATAATGAGAACCATAATTTAATTCTGGCACAAAATCTGGTAAGGGATTTAGGAGAGACATATCTTACTTCTGTGGTTTCTTGCCGGAATTGTGTCGCGTATGTGAATAAAGGCCATGGTTTTGTAAATGGTGTTCCCGGTCAAGTTTTTGTTATCGTCGGGTATTATATGGGAGAGGTTGAATATGTCGAAGGTGACATGATACGACTTGATACCGCCTTCCCCCGAGACTTCGTTATGGGAACTCCGGTAATTAGAGCGAATAAATATCTAAATATAAATGGAAGCGGTGGGCTTTCTATTTTTAAAATTAAGACGGTAAACGGTCGCATTTTTGCTTTGAATAGTATAAAAATGACGTTTACTAGCTCGGCTCCTATGAATGATTCTCTTTTTGTAAGCATACCAAAATTATATTTTGGTGTACGTTTTCAAATAATAAAGTCAGGGGATAGTATCAACCCTCTTTTTGTTATAAAGAATAATAGAGAATTCGGACTTTTCGGGACTATTACCTATTCACCTAAAACCGCAGAAGGTAAATATGGTATGACTTTTGAATATGACTTTAAGAAGAATAATGGGGCTATCGTTCGACTTGATATGGGCCAGCAATTAGAAATATGGGTGCGGGATGATTTGCGCGAGTTAGGCGAAATAGAAGCGGTGGCTTTGGGAAATATGGAGGGGTGGTAATATGGCTATAAAACTTGAAGACCTTGACAGCGCTATAGTTGTTGACGACGTAACCGGAAAGTCGTTAATGGGCGTAAACCTTGTTTCTCAAGCCTCATTTTCTGGGGATGGCATTCTCACCACCTCATACGCCGAAGATTATATAACCCGAGGGATGGCCTTTGAATTACAAAAAAGAATTACACTTACCACCGGGCAAACGCTGTATCTTGAAATAAACGTAGCTTTGGCTGTGGGTAAAATGGTTTATGCGCTGCCTTTACGGATGTCAAATAATCTCGGGAATGTTTTTGTTGATACGTATAACGCTGATTCTTCAACCGGTGGTACGTTATTACCTGTTAATAATCTCAACGGGCTTTCTGCGATTACTCCGCTAACAACAGTAAAAACAGGTGTAACGCCAACAGGAACCCCAACGGCATTACGAGAATATAGTGTAGGAACAGTTAAGACGGTTCAGTCTGGTGGCGGTGGTTCTGCTTCTCCCGGATTCCCAAAAATAATGAATAACGCAAAACCGCTATATATAAAACTCGTTAATCAAGAAACAACGACGGTCACGTTTGATCTTGGTATTGTATGGTTTGAAATTTAAGGATGTATTATGAGTGATGTACTAGACGGGACAGGATTAACGCTAAAATCTCTCAATGAAATCGTTTCGGCTTTAGAAACTGACTTAAAGGCCATTTATGGCGATGATATTACCATTACGTCCGATACTCCCGACGGTCAGGCGATAAAGATTTTCGCGCAAGCGTGTACTGACCTCAGGGAAGTTCTACAGGATATTTACACCTCTTTTGACCCCGAACAGGCACAAGGAACTGTCTTAGACCAACGCGTGGCGTTAAATGGGATACAGCGTAAGGGTGGGACTTTTACTGTCGTTCCTGTTGATATTACCGTTGATCGCTCGGTGTCTTTGGTAGGGCTCGACGCGCAAAGCGAGTCTATTACCCTTCCTGATGGCGTATACCTCATTAAAGATAATGCAGGAACACAATTCGCTCTGGTTGATTCTGTGACCATTACTACCGGCTTACACTCCCTTCCCTTTCGCGCGGTAACGCTTGGAGCTGTTGCCGTTTCGGTTGGAACGATTACCACCGCAGTGACGGCTATCGCGGGAGTGACTGCTATTAATAATTCTTCCTCGGTTACCACGCAAGGCGTTGATGAAGAAAGCGATGCCGCGTTACGGACACGGCGGGAACGGTCAATAGCAGGAACCTCGTCAGGATATACTGATTCAATCGAAGCTTCTATTTTAGAGCTCGATGGCGTTACCGCGTGTATTTGCGATGAAAATGTAACGGATACCACCGACGTACAAGGAATTCCACCGCACTCAATCTGGGTTATTGTTGAGGGTGGCTCTGACGCGGATATTGCACAGGCTATTTACGCCACACGTTCGGCGGGGTCAGGAATGAAGGGGTCAGAAGTTGTTTCCGTTACCAGGCCAAACGGTCGCACAATTGATATTTCTTTTGATCGATCTGCAACAGAAAATCTTTGGATAAAGTTTAACATCACTATATCAACCGGTGGAACCATAGACACGGCTAACATCAAAAAATTAATAGTTGAAAATGTTTCCTATGAAATCGGGGTGGATGCATCAGGAGACCAGATAACGTGTTATCTTAAAACGCTCAATAATGATTACCGTATTACCGGGATGCTCTTGTCTACGACGGGAACCGGTGGATGGCTTGAAGTGGTATCACTCTCAAGCATAGCTAATAAGTTCGCTCTTGCAACGGCAAGGATTTCTATCTCATGAGTGAAAACCTTAATTTAGTAGCATATTATAAAAACCTCCTCATAATGCAGTATCATGACAAGGTTAAGGCTCAAGCTCATATTAATGCCTTAACCAGCGAATCTATGATCTATGATACCGCTATTGCTGTTCGTGACGGGTTTAATGTTGAAACGGCAATCGGTGCGCAACAGGATATGTTAGCTAAATATCTTGGCGTCAACCGTACTGTTTCCGGAACGTCGTTCACTCGGGAATATTTTGGATATTCCTTATATGGTGCTATTGCTCCGTTTCTTTTTAATCCCATGATTAAGTACGGTGATGCTGTTCCCGATGTTCAATTTCGCGATTATAAAGAATCTTCATCCTCGCTCTATGATTTAACAGATGAAGAATTCCGTCTTATACAAAAACTCGCTATCGTCCGAAACAATTCAAACGCTTCGGTGAAAGATATTGACGATATTATTTTCTCGCTTTTCGGTGCTGAATGTTATTTCATCGATAGAATGAATATGACCGTCGTATCCTACATGGTTGGCGCTCGATGGGCGCGCATCTTCCAGATTGCTCAATCAGAAGGATTATTACCAAATCCCGCGGGGGTTGGCACTTCATTGGTTGTTGTCCCTGATATAAATAATATTTTTTCATACTCGCTCTATGGTGGCGTAAAACCCGCGTTCGCTGTGGGATATATCGATTATTTCGGTACATGGGCAATGATGGGAAACGAATTAACTATTTCGGGTATTGGAGCACCTTCAATAACATCATTAACT